GGTACTCCCGGGACTCGATACATCAGCGAGATCGACCGGCAGTTGAAAGATCGCGACGACCCCTTTGAGCGAGGCGGCACACCGCTGCCGCTGCTCTCTAATCCTCGACTGCTGCGGGCGCCGCGATACAACATGGGATACGGGCAGGGTGGCAACTACTCGACGTCGGAGACGGTCGTCCACTCCATGATAGTCAACGGGGCCAAGCAGCCGACTGACGACGCCTACGGCATCGCCGTCGACGCCAACCAGTCGCTCGAGCGCGGCCGATTTGTGCAACAGTTCACCACGGGGCCGATGTGATGCCAGGCATCGTCGTCAACGTTCCGAATCTTCCGGGCGTTCCGTCGCTCAATTTTAACTTCTCGATCTTGCCGCCGACGCTGTTGACGTCGGACGCCCTGAACGCTGGATCTCTGTTTCAGAATAGATGGGGTGTCTTCAGTTCATCAGGACAGGGCGTTATCATATTTGACACGTTCCTTAGCATCGATTTCCGCAAGGGATGGGTACTGGCTGACTTTCCGCTGGAGCAGGGCGCGTTCCAGAGTTACGACAAGGTACAGACCCCATTCGATGTGCGGGTCAAGTTCGCCAGCGGCGGAACGCTGACCAATCGAGAGCAGTTACTCCAGTCAGTCGACCATATCGCCGGCGACCTCAATCTCTACACCGTCGTCACGCCGGAAGCGGTATACAACAGCGTCAACGTCCAGCACTACGACTACCGACGCACCAACACAAACGGCAACGGTCTCATCACGGTCGAGATGTGGCTTCTTGAGATTCGGTCAGCCTCGGGAGGGCAGGCCTCGACGCAGAACTCTCAGACAGCAAACCCTGTGGCGGCTAATCAGACAACAACGAGTCTTGACCAGACTCAATTCTTCACTAACGGAGCCCCGCCGCTGACAAATACTTTCGCTCCGAATGGCACCACCATCATCGACACTGGATCAGTCCAAGGCATCCCGATTACGTCACCTAACCAACAGTTCAACACGCTGCCATCTGGTCTGTCATGATCGTTATACCCATCCAGGCCGTGCCGGCGCAGATCGTCTCAGTTCAACTGAGCGGCCAGAACTGTGACCTGAATATTTACCAAAAGTTCTACACGCTCAATATGGATGTACTCGTCAATAGCAATCTTATCATCGGGGGCGTCATCTGCTGGAACCTCAACCGCATCGTTCGGTCGAAGTACCTCGGATTCATCGGTGACTTCGCGTTCTTCGACACGCAGGGCGGAGGCGACGATCCGACCTGGGACGGCCTCGGGACTCAGTTTCAACTGCTCTACTTCGCACCTAACGAAGTAGACAACCTGGTCGAGGCTGCTCACGAATCTAATCTTGTTGCCTGATGCCCGGCACGTTCACGAACAAGAAGATCAACGTCAGCTTCAGCATCGGCGCTGGACAGACAGGAGAGAAGCTGGGCGGCTCGTCCGTCACGGCGCTCACCGGACATCGCATCTCCTGCAAGATCGTCAAGGCGGGATCGGACAACCATGCCACGGCGACGGTTCAGATTTACGGAATGCGGCTCGAGGTCATGGTCGCCATGGCGAGGGCAGGACCGCAGCCGCAGACCATGCAGAACAACTTCGTGACTATCGAGGCCGGCGACGACACCAACGGCATGAATGTCGTATTCACCGGCAACATCACTTATGCGTGGCCGGACTTGACCAATGCTCCGCAGGCCATGTTCCGACTCGAGGCCATGGAAAGTGCACTCGACGAAGCCAAGCCAGCAGAGCCCACCAGCTTCAAGGGTCCGGTGCCGTTCGCCAAGTGCGCCAACGCGATCTGTCAGAAGATTGGTCGCACGTTCGAGAGCAATGGCGTCGATAAGATTCTCAATAATCCGTATTTCTACGGAAGTGGCTTTATGCAATTTCGACAGCTTGCCGCGATGGCCCGCGTCGGTTGGACCAGCGAGGATAACCAGACGATAGCCGCGTGGCCGATTGATGGGAGCCGACAGGGAGGAGACTACGAAATATCCAAGGCCAACGGCATGGTGACCGATCCAATCGGTACGCAGACCGGCATCATCGTCAAGACGCTCTACAAGCGACCGCTCAAGTTCGGGACGAACATCAACGTTCAGTCGATCCTCGGCGACGCGGCGAACGGCAAGTGGGCCATTCAGCGTTTAGAATACTCGCTGGAGAGCCAGATGCCGCACGGCGAATGGTTCGTGACCATAGAAGCACAGAGAGGTTCAAACTAAGATGCCACTCCCAAGCGGCCAGCAGGGATATCCTCAACAGCAGACGCCGTCATCTGAGCGATCTGACAACAATATGCATCGGTTCGCGGCGGAGCAGATCCTCGCCAAGGCGCGCACTGCGACTCTGGTCAAGATCAAGGCGGTTAAGAGCAAGGGCGAGGTCGCGTCTCCCGGGATGGTCGACGTCCAGCCTATGGTCAAGCTGATGGACGGCAAGGGCAACGCCTCGAGCCACGGCGTCGTCAACAACGTCCTCTACTACCGATACCAGGCTGGGTCGTCGGCGATCATCATGGACCCGAAGGTTGGCGATCTCGGCTTCCTCGTTGTCGCAGACTCCGACATCAGCAGCGTCAAGTCGTCGAAGAAGGAGTCGAACCCCGGCAGTTGGCGCAAGAACGCCCTGCCGGACGGCGTGTTCTTCCCCGCTCTCCTCGGTAGCAGCCCCACCAGCTACATTCAGTTCACCGACGGCGGCAACGTCGTCATCGACGTCAAGGGCAAGGGCCACATGGTATGCTTCGACACGCATGTTCAGATGAAGAAGAAGGGCGACCCAGATCTCCACATCACAGTTGATATTGCCAATGGCAAACTTCTTGCCGGCCAGATTTTTGTCATCCAGCCAGATCCATACCCGAATGATTAGATCATGAAGACGCTCCTCCTCGATCAAGTGTCGTGGGATCTGGTGATCGACGCCACCAGCAACATCGCCGTTGCCTCCAACCCCTACGCTCTGGCGCAGGACGCAGCGAGCGAGATCAAGACGTTTCTTGGCGAGGTCTACTACGACACGACGCATGGAGTGCCGTACTTCAGCACGATCCTCGGACTGGCTCCGCCCCTGAGCTACGTCAAGAAGCAGTGGAACTCCGCCGCCCTTCTCGTGCCCGAGGTCGTGGCTGCTCAGACGTTCATATCGTCATTCGAGAACAGGGAGATCAAGGGCCAGGTTCAGGTCACTGATCGAGAGGGCGCAATCATGGCGGCGACATTCTGATGGCGACGACAATCCCGACCCCGACCTTCGGCCCGACCGGGTTCGTCAGCCCGCAGGAGAACGTCGTTCTCGCCGCCGTGCTGCAGATGATCGACCAGACGTTCGGCGGCGGTCTCAACCCGAGCCTGGCGACGCCGCAAGGGCAGCTCGCCTCGTCGATGACTGGCATCATCGGCTTCGTCAACGACACGTTCCAGTTCTACACCCAGCAGGTCGACCCGGCCTACGCCATCGGACGGATGCAGGACGCCATCGCCCGCATCTACTTCCTCGAGCGCAAGCCGCCGCTGCCGACCGTGGTGCAGGCTCTCTGCTCCGGTGGCGACGGGACGGTCATCCCGCTCGGCGCGCTGGCGCAGGCCTCGGACGGGAATATCTACGCCTGCACGCAGGAGGGCACCATCGGGTCGAGCGGTTCGGTCACGCTGACGTTCGAGTGCCAGCTCGCTGGCTCCATCGGCTGCCCCGCCGGAAACCTCAACACGATCTACCAGACCATCCTCGGCTGGGACTCGATCATCAACCAGACGGACGGCGTCATCGGCCGGGACACCGAGACGAGGGCTGAGTTCGAGGAGAGACGCTTCGACAGCGTCGCCAATAATGCTCTCGGCTTCCTCAACGCCGTTCTCGGCGCTGTGTGGGAGATCGAAGATGTCTCAGACGTCGTCGTCACGGAGAACCCGACCGGATCGCCGGTATCATTCAGGGGCGTGACGATCCCCGCGCACTGCCTCTACGTCGCGGCAGCGGGTGGGGCCTCCGACGAGATCGCCAAGGCGATCTGGAGCAAGAAGGCTCCCGGGTGCAACACGTTCGGCAACACCTCCGTCACGGTCTACGATGACGTG